CTTTGGAGCGTACACGCCAAAGGATGCCGATCGTTTGCGCGGCCCCCAGCATCACCTGGTATGGTTCGAAGAACTGGCCTCTGCTGTCGCTCTCGATGATTCGTGGACGAATATGCGACTTGGATTGCGCTTGGGTAAGCGACCGCACGTGATTGTTTCGACCACACCGAAGCCGCGCAAGGTACTGAAGGCGCTTCTCGAAGATTCGAACAGCGTCGTGACGCGCGCGACCACTGCCGACAATCCGCACTTGCACGAATCTGTTCGAAGCGAACTGTACAAGCTCTACGGCGGTACTCGCATCGGGCGGCAGGAATTATCCGGCGAGCTGCTCGAGGACATCGAAGGCGCACTCTGGAAGCGTGAACTGATCGAAGATTCGCGCGCGTCAAGCGTACCTGAATTGACGCGAGTGGTAGTGTCGGTAGATCCTTCGGCTACTGCTGGTGGTGATGCGTGCGGAATTGTCGTTGCCGGGCGAAGCGGTGAGCACGCTTACGTGCTCGAGGATTTGACACTTCAGGCGAGCCCGAATGAGTGGGCAAAGCAGGCGATTGCGGCTTATCACAAGTACCACGCTGACCGGCTCGTGGCTGAGACTAACCAGGGCGGCGAAATGGTGAAGCAAACAATACTGAGCCTTGATTCGAGCATTGCGTATCGTGGTGTGCATGCAAAGCGTGGGAAGGTGCTGCGAGCGGAACCAATCGTCGCATTGTATGAGCAGGCGCGCGTGCATCACGTTGGATCATTCGCGGCGCTTGAGGATGAGATGTGTTCGTGGGTGCCGGGTGAGGAATCACCGAATCGGATTGATGCGCTTGTACACGCGCTTACGGATTTAATGATCGCTAAACGTGTAATTGAAATAACGCTGGTGTGACTATGGCAAACTTAATCGAACGTGCTCGTGCTGCACTCAAAGCATTTCGCTTTCCAGTCTATCCAACGAACGTAAGCTCATCATTTGGCGCGCAAGTGTTCTGGCCTGACTGGCCTTCGCAGGTGCCTGCCATCGGCCTCAGCGATGCGGACCTGACTGAAAGCTCGCTGATCATGGCGGCTGTCAACTGGGCCGGCACTCAGTTCGGTGAACCGCCGCCGCGTGTGATTGAGAAGCGAGGCGATGAGTGGGTGCCGATCGATCATCCACTGCCGCGCCTCGTGGAACGGCCAAACAGGTATTACTCCGGCGCAACGATGATGAAGGGGTTTGCCTACTACTGGCTCGTGAATGGCAATGTCTACTGGTTCAAGATGCGCGATAAGACGGGGCGCGTTACGGCGCTGTGGTTGCTTGATTCAGAGCAATGCGAACCGCGCTGGCCGGATGATGGCAGTGAGTTCATTTCGCATTACGAGATGCGCGTTGATGGAAAGCTCTCACGGCTCGAGGTGCGCGATGTGATTCACTTCCGATATGGGATTGATCCACGGAATCATCGGAAGGGATTGGCACCGCTTCGCGCGCTTGTCGAAGAGGTCATCGCTGATGAGTCTGCGATCAGCTATTCGAAAGCGGCAATGGGATCGCTTGGCGTACCGCCATTCATTGTCTCACCGAAACCAAATGCCGATAGCGTCTACACGATCGACGCGGAGAAGGTAAAGGAAATGCTCATGTCGCGCACGGTTGGCGGTGAGCGTGGCAAACCGATTGTGTTCTCAGCGCCAATGGATATTGCGCAGCTTGGATTCAATCCGGGCCAGATGTCGCTGAAAGAAATTCATTCACTGCCTGAAGAGCGTGTCGCGGCGGTGCTTGGCATACCGGCGATTGTGCTTGGTTACGGTGCTGGCCTCGAGCATTCAACGTATGCGAATTACGAAAGCGCGCTCAAGGCCGCGTGGAACGGCTTTGTGATCCCGACGATGAAGGTGATTGCAAGTGAGCTCGGTCATCAGCTATTGCCTGATTATTACAATCCGCGTGAGAAGGAACGCTGGGTTGAGTTTGACACATCGGAGGTGTGGGCGCTTCAGGAGGATGAGAAATCAATTGCTGAACGCGAGGTGCTCAAGTGGACTTCGGGATTGACGACGAGGAATGAAGCGAGAAGCGCGCTTGGGCTCGAGCCATTGCCGGATGGTGACAAGCTGAACGAGCTGCCAGTGCAGGCAGCGCCAATTGAGCAAAAGCAATTGAACCTGGGCGAGCCGGCAGAGTACGAAGAACTGCGCGATTGGTGGGAGAAATTCGGACCACGCGAAGCGAGAGAAATACTCGACGCGGAACCATTCGAAAAGTAAGGAGAATTAATCATGCCAGATGATCCGAAGGAACCAGTCACCGAGCCGGAAGAAGCGCCGGAAGAAGAGGAACTGGAACGCATCGGAGGTGACGATACGGAGCCGGAGCCATTCGATCCGGACGCGCCAACTGAGCAATTCATTCCGATTCTCAACCCGAAGGAGATACCAGGCGAGTGACGATCGAAGCGCTCGAAGAACGCGAGGTCGTGTTGTCGCGCTGTCCGTGCGGACGGAAGGCAAAGCTGTACCTGTACGGCGCCGGAATCTACAAGTTTGGCTGCGAGAATGGCGAATGTACGCGCTCTTGCACGATCACCTGCACAACGCTTGCCGGCGCTATCCAGAAATGGAATCGCAGCGTACCGGTATTCCGTGAAGTCATCGAGGTGAAATTATGAAATTCTTTTGGGATGCCGAGCGCGGTGTGTACGTCGATGAACGCGGGCGAGCGGTCACGCCGGCGGCGCTTCGAAAGATTCAGGCGGAGAGCGAACGCAGCCACGTCGTCGAGCTGGTCGCTTTGGCGGTGGCGTTTGCGATTTGGCGGCAGATGAGCACGCCGTTTGGTGAAGCGATGGCGCCGGAGGAAATATTCGCGCTGGTTGATCCAGCGATTGCCGAGAAGGTGCAAGCGCGGGTGCGTGCGCTTGGTCCGGTATCGTCCCGCGAATTCCAGGTGCGGATGGCGGAACAGATCACGCTTTCGCATAACGTCAACGCGGTACTCGCGGCAGGCGGTTTCGCGGCGATGACTTTTGCACTTTGGAATTACGCGGCAGTTCGATCGCGGAACGAGCAGGTATTTGCGGTTCGCCTTGCCGCTGAAATAAATCGCGGTACGGTCAGCCCGGCGCAAGCAATTAATCGAACTTCGCAATATGCCAAAGCAACGTATCCCACGTTCGCCGGCACTACCGACAAGCGCGAACGTGCAAAAGGTACAATCGAAGCGCGACGGATTCTCGATCCAAAGGCGGAGCATTGCGCGCGCGATGATACGCGCGGGACTCCAGGTTGCCCGGAACTTGCAAGCGAAGATTACGAGCCGATCGAGGATGTCGTAGCAATTGGCGAAACCACGTGCCGCTCGAACTGCCGATGCTGGATTGAGTACCGCCGCGAGGCGGCACAGGCGGCAGCGGCAGCCGTTCAAACTCCCGAAGAACAAACCGAGCAGGCAGCATGAGCAATAAAGCCGAGACTACGATCACTTGCGGTAAATGCAAGAAGCCGATAGTCGAGCATCATGCGAAATTCCTTCGACCGGTAATTCTGCTTTGCGGCGATTGCCGCCAACACAACAAGTGGTATCCGGCATCGACTTCCACACAAGCCCTTGACAAATCCGGAAAAAAGGCGGAAAACTCTTAGCCAATTGACGCACCTGTGAATACGGGAAAATAAACAGATGAGCGGGTTTACCTCCTTCGCCGAGGATTCAGGCGGAAATGGTAGCCGCGCTTTTCACTGTTTATGGACCGAAGAGAATTTCAAGCACAATTTAAAATCCTCGAAGAGAGCGATTCCGTAGGTTCGTTCGAAGGTATAGCCGCCGTATTTTCGAACATCGACCGACAGAATGAAATCATCCAGCCGGGCGCTTTTCAGAAGACTCTGAGCGACTTTAGCGCGCGCGGGTTCCTGGCGAATGCTCACGATTGGACTGAACCAATTGGCACAATCGACGAAGCGCGCGAAACGGATCACGGGCTATACGTCACTGGAACGTTTCACTCAACACCACATGCTCAGGCCGCGCGCAAGGTTGCGCAGGAACGACTCGCGCGCGGCAAGCAGGTTGCCATGTCGATTGGCTACAAGGTGACGAGCGATGAGGTGAAGGATGGCTCGAGGCATTTGCACGAGCTCGAGCTTTACGAGGTGTCGCTTGTGACTGTGCCGGCGAATCCCCTCGCCGCACTTGCAAGCGTCAAGGCTGCAGAACCGGCTGAAGATACAACTGAAATCGAAGCGCGTCGCACTGAGCTGCGACGCATTCAACTAACCCGCCTCGCAGCAACGCGAGTTTAAACCGGAGGACAACATGGGCCTATCCACCGAACTTGCCGAAAGGCTAAGCACGCTGCGCGAGGAGTTCGTCAAGGCAACCGCAGTTGAGAAGCCAAGCGGCGAAGATGTCGAGAAGGCGCAGAAGATGCACACCGATCTAAGCGCAATGGAACTTGAATACAAGAACCTTCGCGCGCTCGATGATGCGGCAGCCGCAACACAGCAGGCAATCGACGTCGATGCGAAGGCGTCGAACATGATTCCGTTTGCGAATGGCAATGGACGCACGAGCGGGCACTCAGTTGCGGTTGCGTCTCGACCGCCAAGCGAAGCGCTTTCGGTATTCGATCGATTCCTCGACTCGGATGCCTATAAGAGCATTCGCAAGCAGGGGCACTTTCAGGGCGTAACGTATTCGGTTGAAGTGCCAGGCACGATCAAGGCTGCCGGCGACCCGATAATGTCATCGCACTTTGGACCGCGCACGACCGATCCGACAGTGCCAGCGCATTACAGCGTGATGCCGACTGTCTACGATCTCTTCAGGGTTGTGCCAGTCAGTGCCACGAGTTCGGTGCGGTTTTATCAGGCAACGATGCCGCTTGCGAATAATGCCGCATTCATTGCTGAAGGGGCAGCGAAGCCTGAAGTTCAACCGCGCTGGGCACCTGTCGATGCGCCAATCGAAACGGTAGCCGAATGGACCGCCGTCACGTTGCAGGCGCTTGATGATGTACCGCAATTGCGATCAGTGCTCTTCGACGATCTGCGCGCGCTGCTGATGCTCAAGATCGACGAGAAGCTGCTCGCAGGTTCGGGCACCCCGCCGGAAATTCGCGGAATCATCAACACGGTTGGCATTCAGACTCAGGCATTCACAACCGACGCGCTTACCACGCTTGCAAACGCGGTCGGAAAGGTCGTCAACAGCGGCGCTGGTTATCCGACTGGAATTGTAATGAATCCGGCTGACTGGCAGACCGTTCGCACAACGACTGTTGCCGGTATCTGGCCGTTTGGTTCGCCGTCTGATGCCGGTGTGATGCGCATCTGGGGGATTCCGGTTGTAGTGTCAGTCAATCAGGCTGCCGGCTTCGCAATTGTGGGTGACTTCAGCTTTGGCTCGATCTTCGAACGCTGGGGCGTAACGTTCATCGTTGGCCTCAAGAACGACGATCTCATCAAGAACCTGCAAACAATCGTTTGCGAAGCAAGGCTCGCGCTTGCCATTCGCAGGCCAGCCGCTTTTGTCAATGCTGACATCGTGACGCCTTAACGTGAATGCGAATCGTTTCAGACGTAGCCTGGTGTTTAACCGAGGACGGCAAGCGGGTACCAATGCGGCATCCGCTTGCTCGATTTCTTCTCGTTGGCAAGGGCTCGGAGATCGAAGAATCAGAGCTCGAGCGTTATCCGATTCTCGAAGAGTCGAACGCGAAGGCGATAGATCGAGCGCCGGAGAATAAGGCAATCGAAGAGCCGCCGAAGCGCAAACGCGGCAGGCCGTTCAAGAAGAAGCAGCCGGTAGATGACGACGAATGAGCGAAGCAGAAGCACTCGAATTACTAAACCTTCACGCCGAGCCGGAGCGAGATCCGAGACTATCGGCGGCGACGCTTGAGAAGCTGCTCGGGCATTACCAGGCGGAAGATTTGACGTATGACGACGAAGCGGTGATGCGGGCTATCTGCGATGCGTGGGATTTGAAGGTGAATAAATCATCGGACTATTTCGACCTGTCGGTAAATGGGCGAAATATGAACACGAACCAGGTCAAGAAGAATTGCGAAGAACGCGCACGATATTACCGGCGGCGGTTACCGATTCACGTTGCCTGAATGCAGTGAGTGTTATGAGTTTCCACACTCCTTCTCCTGTTAAACAACCTCGAGGCGTGACATAGCCCCATCACGCTTCGAGGTGATTTTCCTGACGTGGGCAATGTTCGTGCTCGTGGCTCTCGTCGTAATTCTCGCTCTTTTGATTCTACTGAGGTGAGGTAATGGCAAACGTAGTTCAGGCAAGCGCGAAGAAGCTATTTCTTGATGGCGATATTGATTTGCTCGCCGATACGATCAAGGTATATCTGATCGATTCGGCGGATTATACCTACAGCGCCGCGCACGCATTCCTCAGCGATATACCGAGCGCTGCGCGCGTATCGTCGGCGACGCTTGCTTCGAAGACGACAACGGGCGGCGTATTCGATGCAGCCGATACGAGCTTCGCAAGCGTAATCGGCGATGTGAGCGAAGCGCTCGCAATCGTGAAAGATACCGGCGTCGAATCTACCTCGCCATTTATCACCTACATCGATACCGGCGTCGGCGGGCTTCCGGTTACACCAGGCGGCACAAATATTCTCGTAACGTGGAGCGCTTCGGGAATCATCGCGCTATAAGGAGACGCTCATGGCAAGCGGCGACACTCTCGTAATATTCACGCCACATTCGAACGAACCGCCTTCCACGAACTTCGCCACGCTTGATTTGCGGAATTCGCACCTCGTCCTCGATTTTGACGGCGGTACGGCTGAAAGCGCGCTATTTGGCTGCATACTCCCGCGCAACTATGCCGGCGGCGGCATCACAGTCACGCTCCTCTGGATGGGCGGCTCGGCAGCACTGCTAAGAGACGCGCTTGCGGGAGGCGATGTCATCACACCGCTTGCAACCGGCAACGTCAAATGGAATGCGGCATTCGAGCGACATCAGGTAGCTACCGACGATCTTGATACTGATTCATTCGCTACGGCGCAGACTGCTACCGGTGCAGCGCCGGGGACTGACGGTTCGGTTCAATCCACATCCATTCCCTTCACCAATGGCGCTCAAATCGATTCCCTTGCGGTAGGTGAATCCTTCCGGCTTAAGGTTACGCGCGACGCGGCAGATGCTGGCGACACCATGACCGGCGACGCCGAACTGCTTCGAGTGGAACTTAGAGAGTCGTGATAATACCTGATGGCGAGAATTTTCAATCATCCAAGCGGGATTGATTATTTAGGCTCAACCGGCGGCACGCGGCCCTGGTGGAGCGCTAACGGCACCATCTTTGCCCTGATGAATACATTTTGGGCATCGGGCGATGGTGCCGGTCACATGGTCATATACATCAAGAATACCGCCGGAACCAATAATTTCACCTACGTTAAGCATACTGATAATAACCTCTACGTTGGATGGACTACGGGCGGGGTAGATGCGCGAATCGCTCTTGCCGATGCCGGACTATTTACCGCATTTACAGCACTACACACACATATCGTTGATTGGGATGATACGGCGAACCTTCAGCATCTTTATCTCGACAATGTGCTGGTTGGTACGAGCACTTTGGCGTTTACTGTACCGGTAGGCAATGCTGATTCTTACGTGCTTGGTAGCACTGGATCGGCGACACCGTGGGGCGGGGCCATTGCGGAACTTGCACGATGGAACAGGGTGCTAACGGCTGCTGAACGCGCGGTGCTCGAGGCTACGCGCTGCCCTTTGTTTGTACCACAGGGGCTTGTTTCTTATCTTCCGCTGATTGGGCGCACCTCGCCGGAAGTTGAATTAATTAACGGTGAAAATCTTGCCGTTAATGGGTCGCCGCCTGCTGCCGGTCATGCTCGCGTGCGGTATCCAGCGTCGCCGTATGCAATGGCGCTTCCTGTCGCAGCACCGGTGACGATTCCGACAATTACACCGCCTTTGGTATCGAATGCGTTTCAGGTATTCGCGCCGAGCGTGAGCGTTGAAGGTACTGCCGGTCCGTTATTTCCGCCACTTGTATCGAATCCGTTCCAGGTGTTCGCGCCAACCGTATCCGTAGGCGCATTCGCGCATGAGGTGGGACGCTCGAGCTTTCCGTTCGGCTTCGTAGATGAGGAAAGCAATTTGCTCGTAGCCGCGAATAATGCGAGCGCGGCGCTCGGCTCCGCGATAGACGCCGCTACCGAACCGCCATTTACGATCACGCTCTCCGGGGATTTATCTCGCTTCGCTGATTCCGGCGCGCTTACCGTAGACGTACGCGAGCCGACTATCGGCACGTCGAGCGAAATTTTCTATTTCGATGGTAAGAGCGGCGATGAGCTCACGATAACGGCTCGAGCGCAGGACGGTACAACGGCGAAGTCATTTGCAGCCGGCGCGCAGGCGCAAATGCGGAATATTGCGCGTCACCATAATTTACTCGCCGAAACGATAATCGATATCGAAGAAGCCGTACTCGCGAACGAAGCGAATATCGGCGCGAAGGCGGATGCCGTGCATACGCATGCAATCGCCGATGTTACCGGATTGCAGGCGGAACTTGATTCGATGCTGGATGTAACGGCATTGGATACCCGCGTATCCAAATCCGGCGATACCATGAGCGGATTACTTACGCTCTTCGGCGCGCCTACCGCCGACCTTCACGCCGCCACGAAACGTTACGTCGATTCCATTGCATCGACTGTTTATAACGTCAAATCATTTGGGCTCGTTGGTGACGGCACGACCGATGATACTGCGGCAGCAGTGGCGATGATGGCCGAGATGGTGAACGTTAAGAAGGGCGGAAAACTCTACTGGCCCAAAGGAATTTATCTTATCGGCGGACCGCTTCTCGATACCAGCGGCGCGAACGCGCAGATACCGATACCCGGCGTTGACGATAGCGATCCGGCGGTAACGATAGACATGGTTGGGCATTGCGCGCCGAATCTCGCGTGGTACTTCTCGTCAGTAAATCCTACCGGAGACGACTACTCGATTATTCGCTCAACGCTCACAGGTGCAAGCGGTACGGCGGCGCTCTTCCGTTCGAAGATGCCAGCCACTGCGACGCAGTGGAATAACCTGATGGTCAACTTCAAGGATTTGATTATTCGCGCGCCGGCCAATCCGTCATTCACTGCTATTGATATGCAGACTGCCGTGGGTAATCGCATGGAAAGTACGTTTATCTATGCGGGTCTGCCTACCGGCACGCCAACGGAGCCAACGGTGGCAACCGCTACCGCCGTGAAATGCCCGCAGGTAAATCACAGTGCTTATATCCGCTGCGAAGGATTAACGGTACTCGGCTTCTATCGCGGTATTCAGATCGGCGAGCTCACTACGGGCAAAGTGATTGTTTACGGATGCCAGACGGCAATCTTTGTTCCGTTCAGCTATCACGCATCGGCGTTCGATTACATCGGCGCATATGACTGCAAATATGGAATTGTGGCAGCGGGCGCAGGGACAACGGGCGTCGCAGGCGACGATGGCACGCATTATCTCGTGATCAATCTTTACGATTTTCAGAACGCGAATGGCATGTGTTTGCCGTGGCAGGATCATGTGGCGCACGTCTACGATCCGAGCAATTTATTGCACGGCAGTGTCAATTGGCTCGGAATAGACAGCGGCGCGGGGCGAACGCATACGTTCGTCAAGAATGGCGGCACGAGTCTGCTCACTAAAGAAGTCGGCGCGGTATAGATGTTCAATGTCTTTGAATTCAACGATGCGCCTTTTAACTCGCTCGCTGGTACGGCGATTGGGCGTATCCCTCTAGCGCCGCCCTCGTTTCACGCTTCCTTAGCTACATTCATATATCCGGAAATGATCGAGCGCGAACGGCGCGTGCTCTTTGGTATCGATTCGACTTGCACGCTCTATAGCGTCACGCCGGGAGCGGGTGAGGAAGTATTCGTCTCGCTTAATGCCTACTGGACCGCGCGCCGGATACCGACAATCGAAAGCGGCGCAATCGAGCAGTGGCGGCTCGAAATATCGAATGAGCAGGTTAACTGGAACATGCTGCGGCGCGTCTCGACGGTGCTCATATCGCCTGATACCGGCGAAGTGCAACGCTACCGCGTGCTGCAAACCGAGAATGCGATGAAACCGGGCTTTGTTTATCACCTGCGAATCGAGGCAATAGCGCAACAGTAATGGCACTTATACCAGGATTCACAGATTTAGGCGGACGACGGTTCACGGATACCGCTTCGCTTGTCATCGTTGACAAGATCGAAGTGGAAATCGGGCCGCTCGAAGAGAAGCAGCTCGAAGCGCTTGTGCGACATGTGATGCGCGATATTCAGGCGCAGATGATCCGCTCGTTTCGCGATCCGAAGGGTGGACGAACGTACAACTACAAAGGCCGGCCACGGCAGGCAAGCGCGCCGGGGCAACCTCCTGGGATTCGCTCCGGGAGACTGCTTCAGGAGACTTTCAGGGGTACGAGCTTTCCTTCGACTACCGAGGCGGTGTTGACGATCAATACCGGCTACGAGACTTTTCTCGAGCTTGGTACTCGACGCATGGCGGCGCGTCCGTACGTCTTCCCGGCAATTACCGAAATCCTCGAACGGCTCAAACAATCGGACGTGATCGAGAGTTTCGATCGGCTCTCGGCTACGGACATCGCCGCATGACAAGCGACAAGGCAATACGCGAAGCGATAGCCGCGCAGATACAAATGGCCGCGCCGCTTGCGATTGTCTGGAATCGCTGGGTGCTCGGCCACGATCCAGGCGACTGGCCGGCAGTGATGCGATCACCGAATGACGGTAACAAGGTACATGGCTGGTGCGTAACGCGGCGAATTATTCCGGTAACAGGTGAAATGAGCGACCACGTATCAACGAAGCCGAAGTACTACATCAGTGCCGTGCATTATCACGACATCGGAACCGACGCCGACAATTCAGAGGACAGGTTTCAGGCGGAAATTGACGCGGTAATTCAGCAGTTCGCAAAGCACGACCACGATGCGGAGCTGATCGCGAATCACGAAGAATTACAGATTGAACTTATTGGATTACAGAATTCCGGCGCGGAGTATGTGCATTGGGCGCTCGCCGGACTGACGCTCGAGATTTGCTAACACCACGGAGGAAATATGGCATTTCGAACTCGCAATACTAAACTCTGGGCTTCGAGATTGCCGGAAGCCACGTATAACGTGGCAGTTTCCGCCGGCGCAGATTTCGAAGCGCTCGTCTCGTCAAATCCATTCTATCTGCTCCCGGTAATCGAAAAGACTTCCGACGCGGGGCAGATCGGAACGGGAACGCACTTTGCCACGCATCTCTGCAATGATTACTGGGCGCAGCCCGGCGTAGATTTCGCGACGCAGATTGCGCTCTTCACGATCTATGCGCGCTTCTGGCTGCGTGCTTTTGGCGGGACGGTGACGACTGCCGCCGCTGGTACTGGCTTCAAACATACCGCGCCGCTCCAGGCTGAAGATGACGGCTCGCAATTACCAGGCACGACGATGATTGTCGAGAACGGGCCGCAGAAGGTGCTCGAAACGGGAATGGTCCCGGCCACAGCTACGCTTTCAAAGACGAGGCGGGACAGACCAACATTATCGTTTAGCTTCGTTGGTACTGGTAATCACGTAAATCAGCACGCGGTGAGCGGCCTTCCGTCTTACGCTTCCGACCAGTCATGCCCGAAGAGCGGCATCACCGTTAAGTACACGAATCCCGATGCCGCGATCATCGACCTCGGCTTGCAGGGCTGCGATTTTGTCGATCTTGCCGTAGCGCTCAATAACAATCTGCTGATTGGTGATCGTTGCCCAAGCGACCCCGAATTGACTATGCCAACGACCGACGGTGGAACGGCAAACGTCGTGACGCGCGTACTTCGGCAGGAGCAAGGGCTCGATGTTGGCTTCACCTTCCTGCTCGATACAACCAATCCCGAATATACCCTCCATTTAACGAATGAGAATTGTACCAACCTGGTAATCGGCGTTCGTGGACCGGTGATAGGTGCGGGGCCGGCAACGTACGAGCTTGGCGTCGAAATACCAAAGATCAATTTCAGGACTGCCGCCGCTACCGATAACGAAGGCAACGCGGCTTACGGCGTCGCCGTTGAGGTGCTCGTTCAGGACGTGCCGGCGGATTTACCGCGAGCCTACGTGATCAACGAAGTCGCAAGTGATTTTCGATAGGAGAAGTGAGTATGTTCCCGCTTGATGAGAAATATATCGAGACGCCGCTTGAGGCAGGCGGTTATACCGTCTGGCATCGGCTCGAACGTCCAAACAAGGCGCAGCAGATTGAACGCGATTCACGAATTAAAAGCGAAGAGATAACGCACGGTGAGCGAATCGAAACGATCTACGATGACGATAACGCGAATATCCAGACCTGGAATGACTGCGCAAGAGCAATCAAAGGCTACGACCTCGGCAATGGCGCAAGCGCGAATGACTGGGTAGAGATAAGCGAAGAAATACGCGCGCTGATGCCATCGGAACATAAGATGAAGGCAGCGGCGGCGCTCTTCTATGCTCGAGGTGTAATCGACAAAGCTTCACAGAATGGCGGCGGGTTTCGGCTGCTTGGTGCTACCGAAATCAGCATCAAGCTCGAGCTGGGCAATGAAGATGCGCCGCAATATACGCACGTGCTGCGCCGGCCAAGTGAGAGCGAGTGGGGCGCATATCATCGCTCCGCGCTCAAGATATACCAGGTACGTGGCGCGAAGCTCCCGCGCTGGATTTCAAATCCCAACCTTACAGCAGCTATCACGCTTTATGACGCGCTTCTAACGAGGCTCGAAGGCGTGACGCTTGCCGGCGTCGAATACGAGTCCGATCGGCGCGAAGAATTCCTGAAAGCTGTCGATCCGTCCCACAAGCGCGCGGTAGTACGCGCATTTGCCGACTACTGGAGCGCCGACCTCGCAAACTGAGAACCGCTCTCGTTGATGCATATGATCGGGTAAACGACGAGGGCGAAGAATACATTCCCGAAATCCCGATTGAGAT